TCGCTAACCTTGCTCTGAAGGAAAAAGACATCGATACCAAGAAGGAAATCGCTAACCTCCAGGTGGTTGCAGCACGTCAGAGTTAAAATACTTGACATTTTTGTTAAAAAGTGCTTGACAAAAGTGTCAACTTGGAGTATAATTGGGCTATGTCGCCAGAATTACAACAATATTATGAATATCGGTTAGAAATGATGTCAGGCACGGCCTGGAAACAACTCATTGAAGACCTAACCGAGATGCGGAGTGCCTATGAGAACATCCGCAACTGCGATATAACAAATATAGAGTTCCGCAAAGGACAGGTAGACATCCTAGACTACTTAATTGGGCTAAAGGAATTGTCTGAAACTGCTTATGAGGAACTAAATGAAGAGAATATTTGACTTTCAGTGTGCTAAAGGGCACATAACTGAAAAATATATTGATGATTCTGTTACTGTCGTGCAGTGTCCGCACTGTGGAAACGATGCTACCAGACTTATCTCTGCTCCTAAGATTAGTTTAGAAGGAATCACAGGAGCATTTCCTGGTGCCGCAATGGCATGGGAGAAGCGGCGACAGTCGCATATGAAATACGAGCGTAAAGTTGGTATTTCAAAATCAGAGGGATAAGAGAACCCCCTCAAATCTGTAAGTGTTCTTTTCTAAATGCTGTTAAGGCACGGAGAGACTAATGGCTGTTTTTACTGAAGAAGGCGTTATTGAAACGCAACCTAACGAAGTTGTATCTGAAGTCGCAACACAAGAGGCTCAAGTATCAGAGCCGGTGAAACAAGAGCAAGATGAAGGCCTCCCTGATAAATATAAGGGTAAGAGTGCCAAAGAGATTGCTCAGATGCACATGGAGGCTGAGAAGTTAATCGGTCGCCAAGGCAGCGAAGTCGGTGAACTGCGTAGGGTTGTGGATGAATATATTAAGGCCCAAACTTTAGCGAAGCAGCAACTGCAAGCGGAGCCTGTAGAAGACACTGATTTCTTCGCAGACCCAAATAAGGCAGTAGCAAAGGCAATTGAGAATCATCCGAAGATTAAGCAAGCAGAACAGCTTACTTTGGAGATGGCAAGAGCCAAGGCTTTGAACGAACTTACGACAAAGCATCCTGATTTTACTGATGTAGTGCAAGACGCTGGTTTCCAAAACTGGGTTGCAGCAAGTAAAGTTAGGACTGAGTTGTTTGTTCGTGCGGACCGACAGTATGACTATGAATCTGCAGACGAACTTCTGTCATTATGGAAAGACCGACAGCAAGTAGCAAAGCAGACAGCATCTGTCGAGAAGGAAGCCAGGAGTCAGGCTGTTAAGGCTGCGACTACTACTGTTAAATCTGGGAGCGATGAAGCACCTTCTAAGAAAGTGTTTCGTAGGTCAGACATTATTAAACTCATGCAAACCGACCCTGACAAGTACGACATGATGCAACCTGAAATTATGCAAGCATATCGTGAAGGTCGGGTAAGGTAACTAACAACTTTTAATAAAGGATATTTATCATGGCATTTTACCCCTCTGGTGACTTCGTCATCAAATCAGAAGCCGATACCGCTGGTTTTGTACCGCAAATTTGGCAAGATGAAATCATTGCTTCTTACAAGAAGAACCTGGTTGTTGCTAACCTAATCAAGAAGATGAACTTCAAGGGCAAGAAAGGTGACTCTGTCACGTTCCCTGCTCCTGGTCGTGGTGCTGCTTCTGCTAAGACTGTTGAGTCGGCTGTTACGATGCAACAGATGACTGGCTCTGGCATCACTATCAACATCGACAAGCACTATGAGTATAGCCGCTTGATTGAAGACCTCGCAGAAGTTCAGTCGCTGTCCTCACTGCGCCGCTTCTACACCGATGACGCTGGTTATGCCCTGGCTACCCAGATCGATACCGACCTGCTTAATAACTTTGCTAACGCTCAAGGCGGTTCTGGCACGGCAGCATGGAACAAGGCTGTTCTCGGTGGCGATGGTTCGACTCTGTATGTTGCTGCTTCGAACAACGAGTCGGCTATCACTGACGCAGGTATCCGTAAAGTTATCCAGACTCTGGATGACAGCGATGTACCGATGGACGGACGTGCTCTGGTTATCCCGCCTGTGGCTCGTAACACGATGCTCGGACTTGCTCGCTTTACTGAGCAGGCTTTCGTTGGCTCTGGCGATGCAATCCGCAACGGTCAGATTGGTGATGTGTACGGCGTTAAGGTCTATGTTTCGACCAACTGCCCCACCACTAACGGCTCCGGCGCTGCTCGTGTTGCTGTCATGTTCCATCCTGAGTACGGCGTTCTGATTGAGCAGCTTGGCGTTCGTGTTCAGACTCAGTACAAGCAAGAGTATCTTGCCACGCTGCTGACCGCTGATACGCTGTACGGTGTTGGCGAACTGCGTAACACCTCCGCTGTTGGTATTGCTGTTCCTGCCTAATCAGGGATAACAATCGGGGCTGGCTCACAAGGCCGGCCCCTTTCTAACGACTAAGGAGATTAAAAATGGCTAACGCTACCGCTGTAGTGTCCAAGCGAGGCCGTGAGCAGTTTCAAGGACTGTTTACGGACTTCTGGGCAGTTAAAGCAACCATCAATGCTGATAGTTTGTCTACCGGCACCAATGACACTGATACCATCACCGTTCCTGGTGTTGGTCTTGGTGACATTGTTCTTGGTGTGTCGCTTGGTGTAGACGTAGCAGGAATGCAAGTAACTGCTTACGTTTCTGCTGCAAACACGGTGACTGTTGTGTTCAACAACATCACTGCTGGAACTGTAAATCTGGCTGAGACTTCCATCAAACTGATGGTAGGTCGCCCAGTATTCTAAAACCAATCGGTTTTGCCTCTTAGGAGGCTTTTCTATAGCATCTTCGATGAGGTTGCTATAGAAAATTAAGGAGCAAGAATGATACCCCGTTGCTTTCCTTCCACCTACGCTACTGCCAATGGCACCACCAAGTGGGTTATAAATAAACTTGGCAGCACTACTGGTTTAAAAGCATGGATTGATTATATCCCTGTTAAGAAACTAGGCGCTGAGCCAGCACAGAAGAATACTTATTCTACTGGCATGCTGGCAGATGTATTAGTCAGCACAACAGGTAAAAAAGCCGGCATTGATTATATCAATGTATACGAAGACGCAGCATTGACCAAGGCATGGTCTACCGATGCTGGCGGTTATATTCCTATCTGGTATTAAACTATGTCCTTTTATCGTGGCCCAGGTGGTTCAGGTTCTGGTAGTGTAACTTCTACTCCGTTGCCTATTGGGCAAGGAGGTACTGGCGCATCAACAGCGCAGGATGCCAGAACTAACTTAGCTGTAACAAAGACAGGGGAAGATACTACTTATGCTTTCCGTGCTAATAATCTTTCTGACCTTAGTAGTTCCTCTACTGCCAGGACTAATCTTGGACTCGGCACTATCGCAACGCAAGATGCAAGCAACGTCAGCATCACAGGCGGATCAGTCGCAGGAATCACAGACCTAGCAGTTGCTGATGGCGGTACTGGTGCTTCTACCGCTGCTAACGCTCGTGTTAATCTGTTACCATCTTATACCAGTAACGCTAACAAGGTTTTAGCAATCAATAGCGGGGCCACTGACGTAGAGTGGATTACTGCCGGTGCTGGCACTGTTACCAGTGTAGATATGACTGTCCCAACAGGACTGGCTGTATCTGGTAACCCTGTTACTTCTAGTGGCACTTTAGCAGTATCTTTTGCATCTGGTTATTCTATCCCAACAACGTCTAAACAGACAGACTGGGATACCGCATATACCGATAGACTCAAATGGGATGGCGGTGCAACAGGGTTAGACGCTGCCACAGGCAGAACTAGCCTTGGTCTAGGCACTGCAGCTACAACAGCATCAACTGATTATGCAGTAGCAGCCAAAGGCGTAACCAACGGAGATAGTCACGACCACAGTGGTGGCGATGGAGCACAGATTGCTTATAGTTCTCTATCAGGAACTCCATCACTTGGTACTATTTCTAGTCAATCTGCTAGCAATGTAAGCATCACTGGCGGCTCTATCAGCGGTATCACTGACTTGGCAGTTGCCGATGGTGGCACCGGCGCATCAACAGCAGCAAATGCTCGTATTAACCTTCTACCTTCCTACACTGGCAATGGCTCTAAAGTATTAGCACTCAATAGTGGTGCTACAGATGTAGAGTGGACTTCTAATGGCAACGGTACAGTTACAAGTGTAGACATGACTGTGCCAACTGGATTGGCTGTAAGCGGTAATCCAGTCACCACCAGTGGTACACTGGCAGTAACATTTGCTAGTGGATACTCTATCCCAACAACGACAAGTCAAACTAACTGGGATACAGCCTATACAGACCGTCTGAAGTGGGATGGCGGTGCTACTGGCCTTGATGCTTCTACCGGACGTACCAGCCTTGGATTAGGCACTGCTGCAACCACAGCATCGACTGACTATGCCCCTGCTGCTAAGGGTGTTACTAATGGTGACAGCCATGACCACAATGGCGGTGACGGCGCTCAGATTGCATATTCTAGCCTATCTGGTACTCCGACACTTGGAACCATTGCATCACAAGCAGCCAACAACGTTGCTATCACCGGTGGTTCAATTACTGGCATCACTGACCTTGCCATTGCTGATGGCGGTACTGGTGCCTCTACAGAGTCTGGTGCCAGAACTAACTTAGGTGCTACCACTGTTGGTTCAAACATCTTTACTCTGACGAATCCAGCAGCAGTTACGTTCATCAGAATCAATGCAGACAATACTGTAACAGCAAGAAGTGCAGCAGACTTTAAAACAGACTTATCATTAAATAACGTAGAGAACACTGCCTTATCGACATGGGCAGGCTCAAGTAACATCACCACCGTTGGTACAGTAAGCACTGGTACTATCAGTGGTGGGACATACGCTTAATAAAGAGGAACTAAAATGGCAACAATCTTAACCAAGAAAAAAGATACCACTGGCGCTCCAGTTGCAGGTGACTTAACTAACTCTACTGGTGGTGCTGAGTTAGCGGTCAACACCGCTGATAAGCGACTGTATACCAAGGACAGTG